TTTCGGTCGAGTTCACTGTTGTGGTCGTACCAGCAACTTGGAGGTTACCACGAACAATCAGATCACCAGCAGCATCGCCGCTTCTAGGATCTGGATCAAGAATGAGTTGACTACCAGCATTAGTAGAAATGGTATTTCCGTCTAAACGGATGTTGTCAAGATTAAGTTGACCAGTTTGATTGGTAGTACCAGTAGTGGTTTGAACACCATTGAAGATTACATCTGCATTGAATGTAGTTGTAGATTCAACAGTAAGAGTATCACTAGATGCAGTACCAAGGGTTACATCATCATCAACTACCAGGTCTTTAATCCATGCAGTTGCCCCAACACCAAGACCACCAACAATCTTTACAGCACCAGTTGCTGCATTTGTTGCATTGGTTGTGTCATTAATCTGGAGTGCAACACCGTTATCATAAGTCCAATCAGCACCATTAATTCTAAGGGTGTCTGTCTGGTTCTCATCAAAACGGATACCACTATCCTTATCACTACCAAAATAGATACGCATATCATCTTGAATGCGTAAGTCAGGAACCGTTGCACCTACTCTCTTAATGTCTAACGTCGCATCTGCATCAGTAAAGAGCAGTTCAACGTCTCCAGTAGTACCAAACTCCAGTTCTTGCCCGTCTTCAATGACAAGTTTACCTGTACCGTTTGCTCTAAAGATAAGATCTGTATCAGTAGTATCTGTTTCTACAACGTTACCATCGATGTTAACGTCGTCTACTCTAAAACGATCTACCTTAGAGTTACTATCTGTAATTACTCCAGAATCTGCTGTCAATGTACCATGTACATGATCGAGCATATCGGTGAAATACTTACCACCGATGATTTGAACTGTTGAGTTGTTGTCTCCGACGAAAACTCTATCTCCACGGTTGACCTGAGTACCAGCACCAACCGTTACTGCGAGTTCGCCAAATTCCAGTGAAGAAGGTACTGTTGTATTAGTACTTCTTTTAATTAAGATGGTTGATGCCATCAGAATGATCCTCCGTTTACTGTTACGTTATTTAAGACATTACCAGTTTCAAATCTGTTTGTTGATTGATTATAAATTAGGAGATAACCATCTCCCAATCCATTGGTGTTGGTGTCAACATCACCCAGATTTTGAATTGTCGCTGCACCACCAAGTGCCACACGCGACACCTGAGGTGAAATTTGATCTCCAAACCTAATTCTTGCCATTAGAGTGTTACTCCTTCTACTACTGTTAGAATACCTTCCAATACTCTAGATTTAATTCCAAATCCACTAGTCAAAACTACATCATATACGTATCTACCAGGGGTCATCGCAGCAGTAACAGAATTGGTTAATGTTAATGTAACAGACCCTGTGTTTTCTGGAGGATTAATACTTACTTGCATTGAAGTAGAAGCACTACTAGAGTAATGCTTTTTAATCTTAGATTCTCCAGTATAACCAGTCAAATCAAACTGCGCCCCGTTATCATCAGAGACGAAAAATGTATTTTGGAAATCACTTCCTTGATACACAACTAGGTTAGTTACCGCAGCTAGCATTAGTTATATCCTATATCATCAAGTATTTATACCATCAACCAATTTAACTAATAACTGCTTTATCTCGGTAATTTCCTCTTTTAATGAAGCAACTTCCGCAGCGGTATCTTCAATTTTTTGGTCAAAGTTTTTTCTTGCGGCAGATACCGCCTTATATTTTTGATAATCTGATTTATTTGTATTAATTATAGCGCCAGTTTGTGGGTCACGGGCAAAACCTTCGTGACCCTCTACTGGTATCAAGCGAGAGCTATGCATCTTAAATCTTTAATAATTGGGACAACTGCCTGGTTCTTAGATCTCATACGAATCTTAACCGCAAACTGAGTAAATGTAGCATTGGCATTACCAGAAGTAATATCAAACTCATATTTAAAATCTCTAAAGAATTGCTCATCTTGGGTAGATGCATAATTTGGATCTGTAACTTCAGTCCAACCAATTTCATTAGGATTAGATTCTTCACCACTTAATGCTTTGACATAAACATCAATATTGCACGAACTACTTGGATTAAATGCACCAAATTCAATTCTCAATCCAGTACAGGCATTCTCTAATGTTACTAATTTAGTAATGTAGTTTGCAGGGTTAAAATCTTCAAAAGATTCTGAACCGATATCAGTATACTGAGCGTCTTCATCAAAATAGAATTCTTTATCATATGCACCATCAATATCACCAACCCTATTTGAAGTAGTAACTAAACTTACTCTTTGTGTATCAACAATTGGAGATAGATTTGACTTTGTACTACTCAGTTCAAGATAAAGATTTGCAGAAGAAGTTCCCTGCATTTGATTAGTTTCATTAGCAATAGATGCCATCAATTTAGGAGTTGTAAATTCATTGTTCTCATTTAAAAGAATACTACTAAATGCGGAATCTTTTACATATGAAGCTTGAGTTGGAGCGGAAGAACTAGATGGATTTGAGAACACAGAAGTGTCAAGAGATGTTCCATTAGTTGATCTATAAGTAGCAACTACAGATGTTCCAGGTAACTCAATAGCATTTACAAGTGGTTTAACGCTAGTGTACATAACGTTTTTACTTGCACGAACATTAGATCCACCAAAGGTAAAGTTAATTGGTCCTGTTGATGTTCTAGTTACTGGAATTGCAATCTGATATGAGTCCATTGTAATCCACTTAAGATCGCTATGGAGTTTATTGATATACGTCAACGGTACACCATCTTTTACATAGTTTTCAGCAATCCACTTATCTGCTACCTTAAATCCAGTTGATGGAATTGATCCACTAACTCTACTGATTGTAGTAACAGTATATTCACCTTGAGCATTTGCTGCACCAACTCCAGTGTCTGGGTTGTAAGAATAAATGCCATCACCAAGTTTAAAGAATCCAGTATTTGTATTTGATGGAGCAGCACCATTAATATTACTAGTATATGCAAAGAAACCACGATTTCCCTTAAAGGTTACAGCAGTGCCTGGAGTTCCATTCCAATCTGCTGCCAAATCAGCATACTCTTCTGTACTTACACCTTTAATTTCAACATAAGATGAAGGATCATGCATACCGTGGTTAAAATGATTAACCTTCATATAGTTACCATTTACTGTAAGTTCAATAGGATCATTTCTTAATCTATCAAACTGTTTCAAACCTCCGTTATCATGCTTATACTTAATAATAGGTTTTTGTGAGATATCAAATTCTGCTCTATAAAGAGTAAACTTCAAATCTTGTAATTGATTTGCAGTCCACGTAGATGCGTTCTGCGATTTAAACAGAACACCAGCATATGGTTGTTCAGAAATTCTATTACCATTAATATCATCTTGACCCATCTCTGACAACCAAACCTTATATTCTACAGATGATGTCAGAATTGCAAAGCAATATTCTCTTTGTTCTGCAAGATATACGGGAGTATCAAACTCAAATGATGTTACAGCAGTAGCATCTTCTGAAAGATTAACTTGAGATGGAGTTTTGTTCATGGTTGCAAGAACAGTTGGTCCTGGATAACCATTGACCATCTCTCTAATCTGCATCGTTACTGGCAGAGTTTTATCTTTAGTTCTAAAGTAAATATCAACCTTAGATACAAATGCACCACCTGCATCTTCTACCAAGAAGGATTGTGCCAGAGGATCATACCATCCACCAAAAGAAGTTGATGAACTTGAAGAACTACTGACTAAAACTCTACTTTCTTCTACGTTGTGATTAACAACCTCAGCATTTCTAACGAGCAAGACATCTTGCTGCTTACTGAAAGTAGTTCCACTAGCACTATACGTACCATTGACAGAACTATCTACTTCACCTGGAATTAGAGAATTAGTTGCAGAATCAGTCAATCTGAGAACAGATTCACCAACCTTCCATCTTGGATTTCCTTCTTCATCTGGATTTGGAATAAACAGAGACATATGAAGTCCACCTGATTCATCCGCAATCATTTTTTTAGCAGTAACTGTAGCAGTTGCACCACTAGTAAGACCAACTAAAGTATCTCCAACTAAAGCATGACCACCATACTCAGAATCTCCAAGTTCGTTCATACTTTCAAGGTTTAGATTCAACACTGAAGTGCTTGCAGTATAGTTTGCAGGCATAGCAGTATTAGTGTATGGATCGATCAAAAGATCTCCATCATAATAATTTCTAGGAGAAGCAACTTTTGCTCTAAATTTCCTGTTGACATTACCAGTTACAACTACATCCTCATCAACACTAAAAGGAACCGTACTAGTAACATTTACTTGCAGGATTTTTGGAGTTGAATATGCATTTACATCTCTTCCTTCTAAGAAAGAATATACTTGAATATTTGGTTTCAATCTTTGAGCATTAACTTGAATGTTTCTAGATCTCTTCCAATGAGCATATTTGATGTCAACCACTCTATCGCCAAGAACTTCTCTATCAACTCTAGGAGTAACCTCTGGTCTAATACCAGTCCTAGTTTGACCAGTTCTAGTAACTGACCAAGAACTAGAGGTTGTAACTCGTCTAATAGGTGGACCACCACCACTACGCTGAATACTAGTACTGGAACTACCTCCACTTCTAGTACTGGACCATTGAGTTTCCCAAGCATTCCATTCTGTAGGTGCAAATCCAGTATTAGGATCTACTTCCATTGCAAATACAGTTGCTGCATAATCACCCTCAACAGATGTAAGAGTTTCTGGTAAACGAACCTCGTCAACCCAGTCATCAATTGCTGGGGTGATAACCATAAATCCAACCCAAGATACAACAGCAAATGGGTTGACATTTTCTACACCAGAAGCAAAGGGTTGATCAACCATAACCTTATGGGTATAGTCGAGCATAAGTGTATCACCCTTAATATAATTTGTAGGAACCTCTTCATACTTCAAAGAAACATTAGTAGTAAAGTGTTGAGGTCTCAACTCACCTCTTGCCATGTCCATTGCACAACGATAGTTAGGATGTGCAGAATTACCAACAGCGTGGGAAGTAAAGTTATCTACAAGGAAACCATTCTTCAATCTGTTCAATCCAGAACCATCAGCAACGAATAGATTAGCAGTTTCACTTTCAAGCAAACTTAACTGTGTATAATATTCAACATTACTCAAACGCTGTTCAAGTTTACCAATGTCCTTCATTGTATAACGCTTGTTAGCAAATCTAGTGAATACAATATCATCTAAATTTCTAACATATGCAGGCATATCAATCCTAATCAGTTTCATAGCATTTTTGATGCTATCACCAGGTTCTTTAGGATCTAAAGATGGAGTTCCTTTTTTAGTAACAAATTCTCCAATTTTATTAACATAGAGATGATCAACTCTAGCAAGATAATATTCTACTTCGTTTGCTTCAATAAATCCTGCAGGAAGTTTTTCATCTCCATAAATGTAGTTAAAATTACCATAATTAGAAAGTTTTGTATTAAGGACAATTTGAGTTGGCTCAATTTGATGAGGGTTGTCAAACTCACCATTACCAGTTGAAAATACATCACTTTGATTAATTCTATAATCAACTACATCATTTAAGTAATACTCTTCTCCACCCCACTGGAAGGAAGGAATTTCTTCAATCTTAGCATCATAATATGAGTTAGCTGTGTAGAACAATCCTGATGCGTTATCATCCTCAAAATGATCAACAACTACCCAAAGTGTGGTATTAGATGGAATAGCACTACCAGCATTTGTCTTAGTAATAGAAGAGAACTCAAAACTATGTGGTCCTTGACCATCCTCAAGTGTGTATCTACTCTTAAGGTTTGGAAGTCCGTTAAAGTTTACAGTACCAATTGTTGCAGTTGATGCACTCTCATAACCATAGAGTTCTTCATTAGGGATAAAGTTAGAAGAGGTCTCATAAACAAAATACACCTTTGATGAACTTGAATTTTGTTTAATAATTCTTCCTTTTGCACCACTAGATCTACCTACAACAACTTCACCTGCTTTAAATGCTGGAGTTCCAGCATTGTAAGTTACATGAGGATAAACTTCGTCTGGAGTATTGGTATTAGCAGGATAATTAAAAACAGCATGAACTTTTGATACTCTAGTAAGACCCAAACTCAGAGTAGTATCATTAATATCATACCTATTCGCAATATCTCTAAGTTTGATAACTCTCATCTTCTTAAGAGAAGAGAGTTTTAATACAGGGTTAGCTACATTTTTTGGACCATACAGTACAAAGTTGTCATTTGCAGTTCCTGCAGCAGTTGCAATAGTAAAACTAAAACTACCACCACTAAGATTTGGAGTTGCACCAGTCAATGGTCTTGCAGTTCCCACACTATCACCATCAATCCTTAAAGTATAATCACCAACATTTGAGGATGCAAAAGGAACGTTTACAGATCCACCTGTTCCACTACCATTAATTGTGCCAGTAGCAACTGTCTGTACATTGAATGCAGAAGGACCTTCCAGTGCTTTAATTATATTACTGTTGTATGCTTGGAACAGATATGGGCGAGTTTTTCCTCCACTACCATTGATTGTAAATGTATGTCCACCAGAAACTGTATTTGCTTGGAAATTAATAGTACCATTAACAACAATACTAATAACATCAGAAATAGTTTTTGTACTATTAATAAATTTAATTGCAGCAACTCTTACTACGTCATAAGTACTTTCAGTTTCAAAACCAACAAACAATCCATAACCAATTACATTAGAACTATCTCTCAATACAGCGATTTGATTTGATTGATATGCAGGTTGGAGATTTGCATAAAGTGGTTCATTGCTTTTTGCAGTTCTGAACTCAAATCCTCTAGCATCTGTACTAATAAGTTTATTAGTTTCTTTATCAGTAGTCCTTGGTTTTTCAACATCAACGTAGGTTGTTGCAATATTCTCAATCTCATATCCAAGAACATATGATTTTCCTGGACTTACATTGACCTCAAAAAGATCACTGGATGGAGTATTTTCTTGATCTGTTTTCTCATCAATACTAAAAATACCATTATTAGTACCATCATCAAGACACTCGTCTTTTGTAAACTTATAATTCTTTACTTCATAGTCACCTGATTCATCATAAGTTCTTCTTGCTAAAGTATCTTCTAATGTACGAGCAATCTGTGCTCTAGAAGTAGTTACAATCTCTTTAAGTCCACCTTCTTCTAATTTAAGAAGTTCAATAAAGTCAGTAACTGACTCATCATCTAAACTCTTTTTAACAAGTTTTGCTTCTAACTTTAATCTATGTGCTCCAGGTGCAGAATAGTTAGAATATCCCTGAGAAGGATCTGTAAGTGTCTGATCGTCCTCAGGAGTTACAATAGTTTCTAATACTTGCAGACCAACTCTATAAGATGGTGTAGTTGCAAATTGGTCAAGGATAATTTCTTGTTCACCGACAGAAGTAAAGAATCCTTTAATAAAATAGATGCCAGGAGTAATTTTTGCAGCAGAACCAGTATGTGTTGCATTTTCAGTGACACATTTTGCAAAATCAGTGTCTGCCTGAATTACAGTTTCTCCAATACTAAAAGATTCTTCTGCTAAGAGAATTTCGTCATCAGCAAATGTTCCAGACGTATTTGAAGTTCCAGCACTTGTATACTTAACATAAAGAGTCGTTTTGCCCTTTTCCGACTCTTCAGATGAGATTGCGTTTACAACTCTTGCCTTTACACCAGAAGATTGACCAACAATGGTCTGCCCAACAATAAATTGCCTAATTGTGTCAGCTGAGATACCAAAATATTCATCTTCAATGAGCACAGAAGTATAATACAGATCAAAAGAAATTTGACCTGGAATAACCATAGCACCATCTTTATAGATGCTAGATCCAAACTTTTCAATTTGATCCTGCAATAAAGATTGCAGAACTGTTAGTTCCCTTGCCTGCAAAGGGAATCCTGGTCGAAACAGAACTTTATGAAAGTTATCTGTTGCGTCAAAGTCCTCAAAATATGGAGGAGTGTTCAGGTTAGTTGTCTGGGGCATCTCTTAGAACTCTAAAATAATTTTGAAATCTTCTGTCTGGTCTTGTGCTCTGGAAATTGTATTCCTATTATCTATGTAGATGATTTCTCCAGACCCTCTTACGATGTCTGGTTCTGATACAGTGTTGATAGTAACAGTTTCTGAACCAATAATAATAGTTTCACCATCTACAAAAGATGGTCTAGCACCATTGCCGTTTTGACCAGCAGTGAGAACATTTTCTTGTGTAAAGTAAATCGTATAGATGTTATTCACAGTATCTGGTTCATAATGAACAATTCTACCAGACGCACCACTACCACCACCTGGAGTTGAGATCAACAGATCATCATAATCCTCTTGAGCATTTGCCAGAGGACTTGTACCAGGAGTAGAATATGATAAGGTCATTTTCCTAGCACCATTCAAGGTTGCTCCACTACCAGTAACTACTGGGTTGTAAATAATACCGACAACACTAAAGTCATTACCAAATACAAAGTCATCATTTTCTAACTTACAATGGAGTGCCAATCTATATGCACCCAACTCTAATGCCATTCCTTGAGGAGTTGCCAAACCTTCTTTAGGTGAAATAATAGGTTCTAAAATAGCGTTAGAACCACCTGTAGTGTTGATTTGTGCAAATGTATATCCAGTACCAGGATTGAGAACTTTAAGACCTGTAATCGCTCCTGTAGCGTCTGTAGAGGTGATTCTAACTCTACCATTCTGACCATCTCCAATAATGTCAAATTCAGAGTTTGCCGTGTAGTTTGTACCTGGTGTTTTAATAACTACATTGTAAATAGCACCACCATAGTTTGATGTTGGTGCAATAGCATTGTTTGTATCAATACTAGAAACTTCAGGAATTGGGATATACTCATCACTCTTAAATCTTTCAAAATCGTTAGCATTTACGCTAAACATATACTTCCAAACGTATCCATCAGATAACGTAAATGGAGCACTAGTTGTTGATGATGGTTCAACAGTAGATGCTGAATTGTTGTTATTATTTAAACACTTATATACTTTATACTCGGAAGTAACAACGTAGTAATCTGTTTCATACAGATTAGTTTCTGTATTGTTACCTTCGACATAATTTATGACATTACCAGTGCTATTGATAACAGATCCATAATTATGACGATAGATATCATAAGTAGTGCCCGTTGCCCAAGTATTGTTAGGGATTACACCTCTAATTTCAGAAGAAGGGATTTTCTTCAGACCAATCATTTGATCGTAGATATCAAACGCTGCTTCCTGGTTGTCAACAGGATTAACTGGTTGGTTATTGGTCCAACCATCTGCTTTTGCAAAAAACAGGTACAAACCAACTGCACTTACAGTTCTATTGCCATTTCCATCAACAAACTGTGGGTCTTCACCTAAAGCAACCCTCTGTCTGAAATTCTCAGCAAGAACTACCCTAAATCTATCGGTTAAAATTGCCGCCATCGTTAAACAGTTTTCTTTTTATTTATAGGACTAGAAGTTATAATATACTTCAGCACCAACAGTCAATGATTGATATGTTGCAATAAGATCATGATCAGTAGTTTCTAAATTGGTGCCATTAATTCGATCCGTGTTAAGGATGAATTGTGCTGGATCATCAAGTTTCAAATACAAATAGTTATTAGATGTATCCCAGTTGATTACTTTAGCAGTTTTACCGCTCTGGAATTCAACAGTTCTATATTGACTTCTGATACCAATTGCTCCTGGATCAGATTCAAATGTTTCAGTAATAGGATTACCATCATATGCTCCTACCTGAATAATTTGATCAAATGGTAAATCTACACCAAGTTTTACACCTTGCAGTTCATCCGTATCACCAACAACTGCTGGGTTTCTTGGAACAAACGTAGTATACCTTGCATTTATCTGTCTTGCTGGGAAATTACCAGCAGCAGGTAACGAAAATGTAATCAAATTAGTATCGTCATCTGGATTTGTTGGTAAATCTGTAGATACATCATCAATTTCAATAGATGCAATAGAAGTAGTATATAATGTTGCTCCTGATAATGGGAACACACCACCTGGTAGAGCAGTAATCTCTGATGGAATAGTTCTTCTAACTCTAAGGGTTTCTCTAACCTTTGCATCTCTTACTAAGTGAGATAACCACCAACCATACTCGCCAATACTACCTGGATTGATTCCAGAAAGTGGGTTTGTATTCTTTTGTCCATTTGAGTTATTTACTGCTAATCTAGTTGCACTCAATACATTAATAATACCTCTTGGAGATACTTCATTTTCTTGAATAATTGTATCTCCCGATTCAATCGTAGCATCAACATCAATACTCTCATAATCAGCAGATGAACCTACAAAGATATATCCCTCAAACTCAGAACCGAATTTTGGAGGTGATGAGAATTCAATCAAACTACCAAATAACTTAAATGATGACAATGATTCTGGATATGCTTCATCTCTACCAAATTCAGTGGTTGACGGAATTTGGTATACACCATCAATGAAAAGAACTAAGTTAGCAGAGATATTTGCTTCTGCTCTTCCGTTAGAAATCAAACTAAAGATTTCACCATTGACATCACGAAGATCAAAGGCAGTTTCAATACCATTAAATTGATTTGAAATATCTCTAATAGAAATTTGCTCACCAACATAAAAACAATTAAATGGTGTTCCATCTTCTGGTGCCTCTGTAAACACCAACTTAGAAAACTCATCACCACTTCCTGCAACAGTATCAGGATCTACTTCAACCAAATTATAAGAAGATCCTCTCTTCTGCAGAATACCATTGACGATTACAAAAATATCTTTATCCGAAGTAATAAAAATAGGATTTCCATTCTCTTTTAAGATAAACTCAGTTTTCTCACCATCAAATCCTCTTTGGAAGGATTGTACTGTTAATGTATAAGGAACAACTTTTTGTACTGAAACACCATTACCATGGAACAGTGGAGAGGAGGTATTAAGTTGTTGTCTAGTAACCGTTAATGTATTTGATGAAATATTTGTAATCTTTACAATTTCAAAATTATCAATCACAATATAATCATTAGTTGCAAGACCAGTTGCACTAGCAACATCAAATACAGTATCCCCTGGAGAAATACCATAAATTTCATCAACACTTGTGATTACATTTGTTTTTTGTGAACTGACAAAACCACTATTGATAGTTTGTCCATTAGTAAATGAATTATCTCTATTGGTAATAGATGCATCAGTTACAAGTTGTTCAACGGTCAATGTATGATGAAGGAACACAATTCCAGTATCTTGTGCCATACCAATGGTCAAAGAACCAGCACTAATGTTTGTAAGAGTAATTGTTCTAGTACCACTATTAATAGCAGAAATTTCAAGTTCATCATCATCACTGCTTGTCATACCAAATGATGCTTTAAATCTAACTCTATCACCAATAAAGATATTGGTTAAATCATTAACGACAATATCAAATGTTGCTGCAGATGCAACCGCACCACTATGTCCAGTTTCAATAATAACTCTAGTCGCTGCAGTATTTTTATCCGTAATGATAGCACTTGCTAATTCATTTGAATTGATAAGAAAGTCACCGATAATAAAGTTATCAATTGGTTCATTAGTATGAATAATATTTTTACTTACATCATCAAATTGGTAATTTTGAGTGGTTCCAAGAGAACCATCAGCATCAGATCTTTGATATAGTAATCCAATAAACTGTCTGCCAACTGTACGGTCAGGACCAACATATCTTTGTGGTGGTTCAAAGAAATTAATCTTTCTAATACCACTTGTAACGGTATCGTAGACAATATATGGAGTTTGTGCAATACCAGCAATTTCTACAAAATAATCTTCAGGATTGAGAGTAAATCCTACTGGTATTACAAGTTGTCCATCATTAACCTTATAATCATACTTTGTAGTTAAAAGAACTTCTTCTTGTTCTTCTAAAGAAACTCCAAGAGGATCAATTACAATAATCAAAGAATCATAAGAGAATCCATAATCTTGGAAGATTATATCTTTATTTGCATCAATATCATAATCAGCAGTATTCATGCAGACACCATCAACAAATACAAAGTAACTTTGTTTTGAGGTATTATTAGATGGTTTGTTACTCAATACAACAGGTGTATTTTGTGTAACAGTACCAGAGGTAAACTCATTCTTCAAGAATCCAGAGAGATATCTGACAGAAATTTCAGATCCAATTGGAAGAGTTTCTGTAAATTGAATTGTAGGAGATCCACCACCAGCAGAAATAGTAAAAGAAGAATTCAACTGCATTGCACCATCGACAAAGACCATGTAATTATCTTCATCAATAGAACTGAAAATACCTGCTGGGAATACTGTACCATCCTGTTGCTCAAGATCAAATGTATCTGTAGCAGCAGTTGTGGTCTGACACATATGATAAACTACACTATCATCATTGAACTGCCTATAATACATGTTTTCATTAGGCATGAGTTCACCAGAATTTCTGTTTGATGTAAATCTGATAGTTTTATCAGCATCAGTCACAATCCATGATGTTCCATATGTTTGAATAATATTATCAAGTAAAACAACCATTTGGTCTACATCATAATCTTCAATATAATTTGTAACAGTAACTCCGTTTTCTTCTTTGGTAGGAGTAACAGGATCTACAACTAATAATGGGAATGCAGTTTCAATTCCATCAAATTGATCAGAAATATCATCAAAAGCAGCAACGACAGAATCTTTAATGTTTTTAACATCTGTCAGCAATCTATTTTTTACCTCAACTTCATCTAAACCACTATTTTTTGTCACAAGATAATTATATTTTGTCTTAAATGATACAACTTCATTAACGTTAGTAGAAACGTTTACAATTGACTGAACTGCATTCTGCCTACCAATTGTTTGATCAATAGCAGTTCTTGCAAACAAGTTGTAACCAGTTGGGTGTGCTGCCTTCTGGTATCCTTCCTTCCACTGATCAAATGGAACTTCGGTTCCAATTTCGTATGCAAATTTTTGATACCTGTAACTATCTTGTAATCTAAGTGCGCTAGATCCAAGGAAAGATTTGGTGTCTAAGAATTTCTTAGGTGTTTGTACAATAGGAGCAACACTAGTTAATGCAGTAATACCAAATGCAGATTCTACAATACCAAACGCACCAGAGTCAGATCCAGTAACTTCATCATTATCTGTAATAAGGTAGTTATAATTTGCAATTCTAAGAATAGAACTACCCTCTTGCCAACCTTTGTTAGTAGATACAAATCCAACTTTTTGTGGATCACCATTAATAGTTACCTTTTCACCACTAATAAACTCAGATTTTTTAACCAGAGCAGTAACCGTTGCCTTCCTTGCTAAAGAAATCATCTCATATCTTGATGGAGTTGTTCCAGGAGGTAAAGTCACCTGTGTCAATGGATTGACATTAGGAGTGTTATTTGATACTGGTTCTTCTCTAGCTGTAATTGTGGTGCTGTTAATCTTAGCATAAAAGTTAATAGCACTATCTGCAAAATACTCTACACCATTTACTTCATAGTATGCTCTAAATTTAAAGATGTCATTTTCAAGAATATATTGATTAAATGCAAATTTAAACGAAAGTTCTCCAGTAGAAGTCAATCCAGCATAATAGTATTTTTCAACATCAATAGTTGGAGCACTATCATACCTAATACCAGGAGATACTAGTTCAATATCAATAATACGACCATTTGTAACCTGTGCTTCAACAACTGCATGATTTGGACTATTATTAGGCAATCCACCACCAGTTAAAACAATTCTTGGTGCAAAAATATATTGTTGACCAGGATCATCAATTCTTAAAGTGCTTACAACAAAATTATTCTTGATTTTAGTAATTCTTGGGAAAATGACTGATGGTTTTTGAGTTGCATCTGGACTATATCCATATCCAGAAGATACTGCTTTAATTTTATTAATTTTACCAATACTATCAGAAATAGGTTCAAGAATAGCACCTTCACCTGCTGCAGTTTGAACTCCAGAAATTATTGGGGTCGTAGTATAGTTAAATCCACCAGAAGTTAATGTTGCAGTATTGATTCCACCAGATGCAACTGTGGATCTAGTAATATATGAAATAGTATTGGTTGTATAATTATAACTAGCGTCTGGAAGAGGGTCTTCCTTGGTATAAACTTCAAAATAGGTACTGGAAGAGTTTACAACATTATACTCTCCATTGATAGGTTCAGATACTGTTTTAATGGTATAATCTTTATAATCTGATCCACCAACAAGACCAATTCTCATAATGTAATCTGTTAAATCAGAATCATCTGGAATAATTACAAACTTTGTGATATTTCCGTTAACAATAGTTTTTCTAACATTAATATCAAAGTATCTTCTACCAACTACAGTAGTTTGTGTATCAGTATCAAATGAAGGACCATAGAATTCAACACTAATTGCACCAAGGTTGATATTTGGCACCTCAAATTCATAAGTAGATCCTTCATTAAATTCAAAGGATGAAATTGTATGATCAAATCCAGATCCAATATTAACTTCAAATCTTGCAGGATTATTAATTGAATTATACTGTATTTGATAAGTGTTTGTAAGTTTTAATGCAGCACTAATTTTTACAAAATCATTTTGAACCAACCCATTGTTAGATGAGTTTAATTTTGCTAAAATTCTATCTTCTTCATATTTTTTGACTTCACCATTAATAAACCTCAATCTATTAACGGCATCTCTTGAGAAATGGAATCCTGCAGAACTAGAGAATGCTGCTCTTTCCAAAATTAATGTGTGCCTATACGCAGATGCCTTAATATCAACGTCTAAGAAATTTTGACCAACTGCATCATACGTTGACAAAGTGCCAATTTGTACAATTGGATTGTTAGTAATTCCTGTTTGTTGAGTAAACGTTAAATCCTCTACATCACCACCTGCACCAAGTTGAACAACTTGAGATGCTTGACCAGCAAGTGTTTGTAAAACACCATCAAAGAAACAATAGAAAGTACCTACATTACCACTTCCACCATCATCAATTCTTGTAGCAACTACCTTGTCATCTTTAAATACCTGAATATCTACAATTTTAAACTTCTCAGTGCCAATTTGAACAATATCATCAATCTTAAATAAACTACTATCAAATACTTGTACTGATTCAGTAAGTGTTACAGTGGTGCCAGAAGCATACGCTTCTGGAGATGATTCATTAACACCACGACGTACAAGAATTGCATTATCAGCAGCAAACGTCTGAATAATCTTGCAATACTCAGTTCCAATTTTAACAAACTTACCAACAGTATATAATGCAATAGTACTACCAAGATTATAATTCTGTAATCTGAAATATCCAGTAACACTATCTACAGGATCGACTAATTCTGAAGTGTATATTAAATTACCAACTCTATTGCCAGCATCATTAAAGTCAAGAGTTGTATCTATTGCTGCAAGTTCTGTATTTACAGTAACATCAACTGTCAAACTGGTATCAAAAATTCTATCTCCTTCTTGTAATGGTCCATTGGTCACACCAGTGAGATAAATTCTTTTTAATTTCTGATCTACAGAATATACGCTTGCTGAAAATCCACCTGCAGTTTGAATAACAGAACCTGAGGAAAATGGAATATTTTCATCATCATATTCTAAGTAATCATAAGTTGCTTTAGAAACACTACTAATTGCTTGCCCCTTAATAGTGCTAACAAAACCTGCAGCACCAAATCCATCTGTTCCTTCATTATCAAATATCAGAACATCTCCCAATTTGTAACCAGCACCAGATGCAAGGACATCAATAGAATCGACTACTGCCTCAGTAGAAGATGGAATAGATTCTACAACAAAGTTTCCAGTATCCGTTGGTTTATGATATGCATTTCCTCCAGGAGTCAAGTATCTTCTCAAACCAACAATATTGTCAATATTTGAAGTTTCTAAAATATTGAAGTCATTATATACTGCTCCTTTAAATTTTGGTCCAACAAAGAATGGGAATCCATTCTTTCTATCACTTCGATCAATGGTTGTAAAATATGCATAAACACCTTCTGGGTACTCAGGTGTAACTCCATATCTACCATTTTCAGTATCTAATCCTCCAACAGTTTCACTAAAGATATAATCTTCAGCAAATGATCCCATTGGATAGTTTGCAAGAAGTCCAGGAGAAGTAGTTTGTCTTCTAATAGAATTTACTGGTAATGCAGATGCTTGTAATCTTGTATATCCAGATGTCAGGTTAGTAATTGGAGAGGAAGAATCATTTGGAATAGAAAATCCATATGGACCATAAATTGGTGCTCCATCCAATGCCCATCCAATAATTGGTGAATGCTGTTGATTTTGATTTGCATTATTTGAAAGATTTGGTAATACACCATCAATTTCTAATTTTCTAGGAGATCCTAAAATAGTAAATCGTTGTTCTGTTTTTCCAGCAACTTGACCACCATCTAACAATAAAGAACCATCATCAACGTTGTAATTAGCAATATTATCTGAATCCCAATTATTAAGTAAATTCCAACGCTGAACATTTACCTGAAGGATTTCATTAGAACCTTCTTCAGTAATTATGAGAGATGTATTGAATTCATTATAGTTTAATCCTGGATTGGTAACAACAAGGTTTGTAACCGCACCTTGTGCTGCATTAAACTCAGCAACAATCTCTGCACCAACACCACCACCAGTAGAATCAACTACTGTAACTTTTGGTGCTGATCTATAATTTTGTCCACCATTTACTAAATCTACACTAACAAGTTTACCATTTTCAATATTCAGTAAACCAGAAGCACCATTTCCCTTCTTAATTTGATACTCAGGATCCTGAGTGTATAGAGTACCAGGATTATCAACATTTACTTTGTAGATTGAACCTGTTACAACTACATCGATACTTGCAGGAGTTGTTGGTTGTGTTTCTGAAACGATTGTAACTGTAGGTTGATGTGTATATCCTGTTCCTGGGTCTACTACTCTAATTTTAGAGATTTTACCGTCTACAATAAGTGGTCTAAGAACAGCATCTCTAAATGCAATGTTTGGATCATTACTTGCATTTTTTGTAACTACAATTACAGTATCTTGACTATATCCAGCACCTTTATTTTTAATATAGACATTTCTTACCGATCCATTAATACCCAATGAAACTTCTGCAGTTACACCCAATGGATCACTAGAATTTAATTTAGTAGGTCCATCTAATTGAACTAAAGGTGGATTCTGAACGTTAAAATCACTTCCACCATTAATAATAGTTACATCTTTAACCTCACCTCTAACAAAGGTAGTTGCACTCTTCCAACTTAAGAGTGGAGTTCCATCTCTAAGAACACCTACTGGAGTATTAACAGGAATATCAACCTTTTCTTCTTCGTTACTTTGTTCAAATGTTTTGGGGATTCTTACAAAAACATCATTCTCTTTAATGATGCTAGTTGCTGAATTGTAAGAAATATCATAGAAAGGAACTGTTGAAAATGGCATGTAGATAGATTCACTATCTGAATACACTTTAGTAACACCTGCAACCAAAGATTCATTTAAATCTAATGGTAAAATGTCATTAAACTGCCAACCATTTACAATTAAGTTATCCTCAACGATAACATTGCTTACAAATCCTAAATCACCTACTTGGTAACCAATATTGTTATTTTGAATAGTAACATCAGAAATGCCAACATAAACTACAAATGATGCTCCTTGATTATCAGATGCAGTTGCTAATGTAGCATTATCATATACAAGATCACCTAAAAGTAAGTTAATATTATTAGTTGCTTGGAAATTAGTTAATACGACATCTAAGTCATCACTACACTCAAAATAATTAGATCTTTTACCTGTATATGTAACTAGATCCTGATTAATTCTTAAAACACCACTTTCTGGAAATCCAAGTGTAGAATCAACGTATAATCTTCTCTCACCACCAACAGTTTCTGGAATTGCAGTAATTACTGTAAATTCTGTTGGAACAATCTGTTCTCCATTAGAAATTTCAAATTCAAAGATCTGACTAGCAAAAGAAAAGACATTTTCTGCAGTTTGCACTGGAAAAGTCAAACCTTTCTGAGTAACACTCTTTCCAACCAAACTAGGAACATCGTAAGAGTCCAAACTCTCCAATCTTACGATATTTTTGTTTTGGAAAGTTGCTTCTGATGGTGCGTAGAGATTTTCTTTATAATTACGTAATTCTGGTTTCTTTTGAAACAGAAAATTAAAATAGAACTCAATTCCACTAGGAGTTCCTTTGGAAAGATAGAAATCTTTCGCATTTTTTACAATTTGGTTAATATTGATATTACCCAGATTATCATTTAAGATATTTGTTGGAAAATCAACCAAATAGTTTGATCTTAATTCTTCAAGGAAGTATAAGATGTATGCATATGACTGATTAACTACTGTAGCGGGTGTAGAGTGTGCTGAAGCAGTAGTTTCTCTATTTGCAGTAAACCCATCCTCATATGTCAGGGTATTATAAGTAAATCCTCTAGTACAACCACTAAAGGTAGTAATCTTAGCTCCACCACCAATAGTTTTAAAAGATCTCGTTTTGTAGATGATAACTTCATCATTAATTTTCAATAATCCTTGAGATCTTGGAAATTCTACATGTCCAGTAACACTTACTTCAGTATCATCTTCATCAATAGAAACTAATAACGGTGCTGACGTATCAATTCCAGTATATGTGTCAATATCAATTAAATCCTGAACTCCATTAAGGAGATCAAGAGGATTACCATTAGTTTCTAAAAACCTATAATAATCTTTTACAAAATTTACAAAATTAGGATACTCTGAGGGCAAGTAAGAAGGAACTTGCCCAACAATGGAACTTGATACTTTTAAATCGTTAAACATGTTTAACTAGATACTGGAAT